TGAAGGTTGGGGTTTATATTGTGAAAGTTTGGGAGATTATAAAGATCCCAAAAGGAAATATTTTAGATTGAAATATGATATGCTAAGGTCAGTACGTTTGGTAATTGACACCGCGATACATTATTTTGGATGGGAATATGATAAATGTTTTCAGTTTATGAAAGAACATTTACATAGTTCAGATGAAGCCATCCACAGAGCCTTATTAAGATATATTGATAATCCAGGACAAGCACTTACATACAAGATTGGTGAGAAAACAATCTTATATTTGAGAGATAATTATTTAGAAAAGGGAGGAGACATAAAAGATTTTCATGAAATTATAATGAGAATTGGACCATGCTCAATAGATAGCTTACTAGATTATTTCATAGAATAAGATATGAAAAGATATCCTATGAATCCTAATATCATAGACTGTTTCCATCTACCTTTCATTGTCGCGTAGATATCACCCCATGCTTGAACTTGTTTTTCATCTGTCAAAGAATTTATCATAAGTGGTTTCTTTGGATATAAATAATATACACCCATTTTAACAAGACTCATAATAGCAATTACCTTACAGAATAAATACTTGTCTTTTTTATTATAAACATAATACAAGTAACCAGCAATGATTCCCAAAACCATACCAACATGATAAATCGTAACACGTTCGATAATGATTTCTTCATATATCTTTTTTTGTTCTGGATTTAACAATTCTACGAAGTTGTTGAATTTATCTTTCTTTAAGTTTAGTATTGACATAATTATACTTGAAAGTAGTAAAGTTATACCTACAGCACACGAAATCTTTTCCATTTTACTATTATTCAACATTTATTTTATGGCCTTTACATTCATAATAAAATTTGTTTCTTTGTTTTTTATTGATGCCTTCGCAATATTCACAATTATTACAAAATGATTTGATATCGTGTGTTTCAAAATCAGGAAACTTTAAATCTTTTTCTTTATTTTTATATTCAAGTATCTTACGGTTCATCTTAGATTCCCACCACATATATTTATTTTCTAAGTGACCCATACCATGATAGTAAATTGTCCCACATTTACTTTTGTATCTTATCGGTCCACTACCATATTCATCTATTTTTTTAACACACTTATCTTTTATTTTATCTCTATAATATTCTTCCAATTTTTCATTTGTGTCATTCAATATTTTTTCTTTTTCAGATAACTTTGAACAAACATCCATAAATTTTTTGAGTAATTTTTCATTGTTCATTGTTTCTTTTTCATTTTCTTTTATTAAAATTAAATTTTCATTTTTTAAATCATCTATTTCAATTTGCTTTATTTTTTCTATACTTACCTTTTCCAGTTCTATCTCTTGTAGTAATTTTTTATTGTTATAAAGTTTTCTTGTAAAAATACCTCCAAATAATAATGTTAACGTTGTGACTAATATTTGAGGTTGTGTATAATGCTTTAGATATTCCATTATATATAATAACGTCATTTATTTACTTAAATATAAATTTGATAGATATATTCCAAACAAAATAAAATGACAGATAAAGAAATCTTCATTATATTTTGGTTTTCAGCGATATCTGGATTCATCATATACTACACTTATAAGTGTATTTGTGACTTAAAAGAAAAGACAAAAGTAGAAACCATACCTTAAATTTGAAAATAATACAAAATAATAGTAAAAGAATTCATTATGGCAGAACAAAACATTATCGACTATTACAATACTTTTCCTCAAAACATAAATGTTATAGATGAGATGAATAAAGAGTATCATCAACTTATGGATGAAAATACACTACTTAAAAAAGAAGTAGAATTTCTAAAGAGTATTTTTAAATACCCTCTTAGAAATAATGCAATATTCAATCTTGTCCGTTTAAAAAAGAATGGTGAAGATGTATGGGTTGTTAGAAATAGAATGAGTGAAAGTGAACTCCGTGAATTTGATGATTGTGAAGAAGTTCGTTATATGATAAACAATTGTAATCCACGATGCGAAAGATAATTTAAAGGTCATCTGTAACTGTTGTGTAATTTGTCTTCCATTGATTGTAAAGAAGAGTATATAGATTTTGCGTTAAAAATGTATCATTGTCAAAATAAATAGTAATATTTTCATGCTTTAATTTAGGTCTATACTGATTTCTAAAATCTTTTGAAGCCCAAATAACACCTCTTCCTCTTAAACTAAACCGAAATGTATAACTAATATTATCACTGTCATTTTCATCAGACCTTACTTCTTCAAGTCTTTCTTTTGTAACACTTACTGTTTCAGTTCCAATTGTTCCATATGTATTTGTAGCGTTAAGGCCATTTGCTAGTTCAATCGTATCTCCTATAATTATCCCCATTTTTATAATATATATATATTTTTTTTAAATAGTTTTCTTCTTATTACAATTTGGAATATGTCTATTATACTCTATATTTGAAGCAAACCATTTATCACAGGAGAAACAATGTATTTCCCCTATTAAAGGTTCAGAAATTTCATCATCCTGTTCTTTACAATATGAAAATATACATCCCATATTTATATATAAATAATTTATAAATTATAATGGGTGACCATTAAATATAATCCCATATGGATCATAATCAGTATATTTTGAAATATCCTCTATATTATTTAAATTATTGATTATAAAATCTTTTTCATAAAATAAATCTTTACATTCTTTCATTATACGTCTCTTAAATGCTGGTTTTTTAAATTTCATAAAAATTTTTAAAAATTCTATACCATGATAATAATCGGGGCCTTCAAACCATTCGCTAATATTAATATTTTCATCATATTTACTCAAATATTCGTCGGACCTTTGTTTATATATGTAACTTACTTCAGTATTTAAAAGATATCTCAATTCAATTCCATCATCAGATAAACGCCACTTTCCCATTTCATCATCATAAAAATACCATTCATTTTTTTTAATAGATGTACATTTAAATTTGTCACCGTATAAATAGAATATCAGCTTAGCCATATCATTATCTGTTCTCACAGAAGTCATAATTAAATTATGTAGATTTACTGTGGGATTTACAATCATGTTTAGTTTATCATATTTCTTTTGAACTTTTTCTAATTCATCATTCATTTTCTCTATAACATTAACTGAATAAGGTTGGTCATTATAATAATCTACTATATATGGTTCCATTTTGTATTATATCATCTTAAAAGTTTAAATAAATTTGATAACTTATTAGATTTCTAATAAATATCCTTTAAAAATGATTACTATAGAACCAAGCGTTTACAGCTGTCGAATGATTATAAGTTTAGGAGATATAAAATCTATAACAATTGCGAAAAAACAAGAAATGTGGGATATCTGGAAAAAATTTAGAAAAAACATATTCAAAGTATATGATAATATTCCAAAAGATTTATATCCAGAACATATATGTATGACAGATGATCTCTTAAAATCAACATATCCTTTAGAAGACTATAATTCAGATATTACAAAAGAACATTGGGGATGTAGTTCAGACGTAGAAACACATGATAGTTGGATAGTATTCAATAAGAGTTCTATCTATTATCCTATAGAATTTGATTTTCATTCTTTTGAATATCCGCCTCTTAAATGGTGTGATTATATGAGAAAAAAAGGATTTATAATAACCATATACTTTCTGGACGCGAATATTGATAGATTATATGAAGATGGGCATTGTGGTAAATGTATCTATGATAAAGGTAGAATACTAGAAGAACTCTATAAAGTTCCACAAATAAATTACGTTATTGCTAAAAATATTTACGATGAAAATAAAACACATGATGAAAATTGGAGTAAATTAAGGGAATATAGGAGAGATCTTTACGAACTTGAGGGTTTTTGTCAACATCTCATAATACTTCTTGAAGAACATGATGGAGGTCCGAACGGAGAAACATGTATGCTAATTTACAAAATGGAGATTCTAAAAGACCTTGATGAACTTGAAGATAAACTTGAAAATGGGAAAATCAATGAAGGAGAATATATAGAAGAATGTAATCTTCTAAAAAAAGAATACGAAAGTATCTATGTCGGTTCTTTTTGAGAAAAAAAAAGATAGTATTAAAAAATGAAGAAAATAATAAAAGATATAATTTTGTATTCTTCTTTCCATATGGTCTATGTAAGCTCAGTCTATCTATACTACAAGAATAATTTAGTTTTTTATGATAAAGGAGAAACTTCTAGAGACGTTCATAAACCTCTTTCATCTTATTGACGATTTTCATGTAAGCGTTCTCTGAGATATCAGTTGATACTTCAAACATCTCATCCATAACTTCTTTCATCATCTCTTTTGTTGTCTTGGTTTCTTCATCATCAAGCAACCCCTGGTCTCCTTCGGTGTCAATCTCAAATTCTCCCCGATATGTTTCTTCATCTTCTGGATTGAGGAACCCTCTATTTAGTTCTTCTGGCGTGAATGTCTCCCCGAATAGTTCATCATCAATTTCAACACATTCTGTGCAGAGATACTGTGGAGGGAAAGTTCCTTCAATCAAAGAGAAGTTCGCGTTCCTATCACAGTGAGTCTTGACAAGCTTCTCTGATACTCCACAGGACTCACACTTCTTACCATCGCACTGACAGGATTGACACAAGATTTCTTCACCCCAAGTCACACTCAGGTAGTCTGGAGGTACCTCGTAAGTGTCGGCACATCTCTGCTCCACCATGTAGTAATCGCTAAAGCAACACGAGCAAGTCCCTGTAATCCTCTCTCCAGATTCTGCAAGATGCTGCCATAATTCTTTCTCGTCTTCTTCTTGATCAAGCTGTATCTCAAGGAAGAGGAGTTCTTGGACTTCTCGAAGGATATCTTCAACACATTCTTCAACTTCAACTCTGATCTTCACTTCTTCCCGAGTCTTACTTCCAATCCAGTCTTCTCCTTCAAAAATGTCTGTTGAATGTGGGAGGACATCCATTTTGGGTCTCGCGAAAGACCTATTGTGTTTTAGTATCTTTAATGTACAAACTTCAAATTTACTTTTTCATCTTTTGGATCTGATATGTGACCTTCTCTTCGCGATTGTTCCACATATCTGTGATAGCAGAATCTACCTTATCATCTGAAAGATACTTTGAAAGATTAAGACGTATGTTGTTCTTATTGAGAGCCTGTTTTGTGCGTTTCTCTTTACAGCGAAGTTTACCATTCTCTGTATTTAAGTCGCTAATATTGTTTTGTGTCATGAATACAGTTATCTGAGGTTCAAGCTCCTTTGATCTTACTTTCTTTAGCTCTCTCAATTGATTCTCTAAATCCATAATTTGATTATCTATTTTTACCCATCTCTGAACTTTTTCTTTAAAAAACTGTATTTCAGCTGGGGGGATCTTTTCGTATGGGTTCATTATTAATATTATTCATATATTTATTACTTTAAATCTGTTTTAATCGTCCATGAGACAAAATTCTGGGACCTTTGCTTTTTTTTCTTTTCGTGGTTTTCTTTTCTTTATTTCTTCTCCATTATGAAAGATTGTAAAGTTCATTTTTTTATAGAGTGCTAAACGTTTACCACATTGTTTTTGAAACATAGAAAAATTGTCTTGTAGGTCTATGATTAAAGGATGGAACTCTCTATCACATGCTTTCTTTCTAAAAACACGTCCTACAGATTGTTCTACGTCCGATTTAGGTGACCCAAGAATAACCGTATCTAATTTAGGTATATCCATCCCTTCAGCAGCCATGGAAAATGTTGCTAATATAATATCTTTTTCTTGTGATTCTCTAAGTTGATCGGGCTTCATTCCCCCAACATAAAATCCACGTGATTGACCTTCTAACATTTTATATATTAATTCTAAATGTCCTCTTCTATCAGTTAATATAAGAACATTTCGTCCTTCTTTTCTATATTTTAATGTTAACTCAACAATTAGCTCTGTTCTTGGAAGATATTCACAAATATTATTTACCATCTTAGGCATACAAGGTTCTTTTCTAAAGTTAACTTCTTCTTTATTATACTTTTCATCTTGAAAATCACAATCTATGAGTTGAACTTCAGCATAATCTTCATTTTTTTTTTCTTGAAGATAAACTATATCTCCTATAAACCATTCAAAGACCTTTGATAATCCATCTTTACGTTTCGGTGTTGCTGATAAACCAAGCATATATGTTGAAGCTACTTTCGCCATACACTTAGAAAATGTTTCTGCCCCTAAATGATGACATTCATCAAAGATAGCTAAACCAAATGAATCAAATGTTCCTTCCTCATATTCTTTCATAGATAAACTTTGAACCATCGCTAAAACAATATCTTTTCCTTCGATATCAACTGTATCTTGTTGTATCTTACCTATTTTCGCATGGGGTAGAAATTCAAGAATACGGTCCCTCCATTGAGTCATTAAAAAATCTTTGTGAACAACTACAATTGTTTTCTTTTTTAAAACACTAGAAATATGTAAAGCTAAAACTGTTTTTCCACCTCCACAGCGTATCGATATAATACCACCACCTCTTTCATGGGCGTTTTTAAGATATATTTCTTCAATTGGTTTTTGTTCGATTCTAAGGTCACCATTAAAATTTAGATTTTCAACATCATCTCCCTCTACAATTTTATCTACATCAGGGGTTCCAAAATTTTTAAGTCCGTAGAAACGCGGTAAATAAAGTTTTTTAGGACTTTCCATATAAACTTGAAAACCAGCATCTTTGTTCGCATTTTTATTAAATGTATAGGGTTTTACAAAAAGTTCATCTTTAATTTCTTTTATTCGTTTTGTAGTGTAATCTGATTTAACGATAGTATATCCACTTTTTGTGAGCTTTGTCATAATTATACCTATATATAAAGATACTATTATTCTTAAATAAAAAATGTAGTATTTATATATATATCCATTAAGAATGAGTCCAGTAATAAACTTCAGTGAAACTCATTTTCCAACTTCATTTATGTTGGAAGAAGACCCAAAAAACCCATTAGAAAATAAGGATATTGGTTATCTTAAAAAAATAATAACAGAAAGATTAATAAAACTATATCCTGTAGTTAATAAAAAAGGAAATGAAATAATTATATTAATTATTAAAGATGAAGAAAGTCAACATGACCATATACCATTAGGAGAAAATATATATTTAGTGGAAGGGTTTGTAAAAATAGGGTCTGGAGCCACTCCACATATATCAGACTTTCTCACAGAAGCAACGAGGCAGGAGGAGGAGGCAGCAGCAGCAGCGGAGGCAGCAGCAGCAGCAGAGGCAGCAACAG